ACGGGGTTGGCCAAGAATCGCTCTAGGCTGATACCAGCCGATAGTATGTGAAAGCCATAGGAGTTGGCTACCTTTTCATCATTGAGTACAAACCTGGGCATATGCTTTTCTTTTTGTTTTTTTGATTTCTGGCGCAAAATTAAGGAGCCTTTTTTGCCCCCGCAAAAAGTGGTAACCTCCAGTAACAACATTGTTACTTCCGGTAACAACTCTGTAACCTCTGGTAACAACTTTTTGTTTTTCCAATATTCAATCCTCAATTTTGCATTCTATTTATGATATTATGGCAAAAACAAAAGACGCTGTTCGTATCAAGGCAGAACAGTATTATATTGAAAATATTGAGGTTACTCAAGCAGAAGTAGCAGAGCTCTACGGAGTACGTCCAGCCACTATTGGTGAGTGGGTTAAGAAGTACGATTGGGAGGATAAGCGGCTGAACTTCCACGCTTCACCTACGATTATCAAACAGAAGTTACAAGCTGAGACCATTAGGGTAACGAACGGACAAGAGCCTACTTTCTCAGCCTCTGATGTAGGTAAGTTAATGGATGCCTTAGGTAGGTGCGAAACGCAGGCAGACCCCACCACAGTGTATAAAGTACTGAAAGAACTGGATATGTTTATATCACAACAAGATGCGGGCTTTGCCGCTCAATGTACCAAGTATCACAAACAATTCTTACAACTAAAAATTAAAAATGAGCAAGAACGATAAAATATACGCTAAACTCTTAGCCGATTACGACAAGCATTGCCTGCTGATTGCTAAGGCTACTTCGGTCAATATACACGAATCAGCCAAAGAGAAAGCCGCTCGTATTAAGAACTTAGAGAGCGATTATGTGCGCTGGTTTGAGTACTACTTTCCCAGCTATGCTAAGTGTAAATGCGCGTGGTTTCACGCTAAGTTGGCTAAGCTTATAGTAGGTAATAAACGCCTACGCTTACTCTCTGAGATGTATCGTTCGGCAGGAAAGTCTGTACATATAGATATGGGAATACCGTTGTACTTGTATTTTGCAAAGAATGATTTGCGATTTATGCTCTTGGTAGGAGAAACAGAGCCCAAGGCTAAGAAACTCCTTTCAGGCATACAGGCACAGCTGGAGCATAACAACCGCTTGCAGAATGATTACGGAAAGCGCGCTTCAGTGGGGGACTGGTCGGATGGTTCATTTGTTACTAATGATGGGGTGCGCTTTATGTCCATAGGTTTTGGGCAAAACCCGCGAGGGGCACGAGAGCAATCAGAACGCCCTGATTATATCGTAGTAGATGATGTGGATAGCAAGAAGTCTATCCATAACGATAGAATCATGCGTGAGAGTGTGGACTATATCACCGAAGATGTATGGGGGTGCTTTGACAGTGAGAATAACGCTACAGAACGCTTTGTATTTGCCAATAACAATTTCCACAAAAACTCAATAACGAATCGCCTTAAAACTTATTTTAACGAGGTGATTAACACCCCTAAAGAGGAGGCTAGTTATGAGGATAGTCCACAAACAACTTTCAAAATATTGAGTGTTTGTGCAGTAAAAAACTTACAGGATTTTACCCCCGAATGGCCTGAAAAGACTTCGGCGGAGTACTGGCGTAATAAGTTCAAAAGTATGCCCTACCGCTCTTTTATGAGGGAATATATGCACACACATATTGAGGACGGAGCAATCTTTAAGTACGAGGATATTCAGTATAAAAAGGCGCTGCCACTGAGCAAGTATGATAACCTTTGTTTTTATGGCGACCTTTCGTATAAGGAAAACGCCGACTATAAAGCCCTAATCTTGGTGGGTAATATAGGCAAGGAATTTCATATACTACTGTGCTATATGCAGCAAAAAAGCCGTGCGCATTGTGCCAAATGGCTCTATGACCAGTACGAGTGTTTCCACTTAGACCGCTACAATGTACGTTATATGATTGAGGGACTTTTTGCGATGGACGAGTTTGTAAGCGACTTTGACCAAGAGGGCGACAAGCGGGGGTATTATATCCCTATCGTAGCCGATAAGCGAAGCAAGGCAGATAAGTTTGACCGTATAGAGAGCCTTTCGGGCTACTTCGAGCGCAAAAACGTGTGGTTCAATAGCGAGCAGAAAAACGCAGATATGCAGACCCTTATTGACCAGTTCTTAGCCTTTGAGAAAGGTTCGGGTGCTCACGATGATGGACCCGATGCCGTGCACGGAGCTTTTAAATGGCTGGTAGGTCGCAACAGGCAAAGTAGCAACCAATACGCTTTTGGGGCAAGAGTGAATAACCATTATTGATATGTTTTTAGTTAAAGAAGATTTAAAGAATAATATCTACTCCTACCAAGTGGAGCAGATAACCGAAGGGGACGATACTATAGTAATGCAGGCGTTAGATACTGCTGAGCAGGAGGTAAAATCGTACTTCTACACCAATGACAAAAAGGAGTATTTGAATGGTCGCCCTCGATACGATGCGGAGGCTATCTTTGCCAAGCGTGGAGAGGAAAGAAACGCTCTTGTAGTGAGTCTTTGCCTATCGGTAGCGAAGTGGTATATCGTGGATTTGTGCAACATTGATATTATCTACGACCACGCCAAAGAACGTTACGATAGAGCAATAGAGTACCTTAAAAGACTTGCTAAAGGAGAAGTAAATATCAGTTCGCTACCTACTCTACCTCGTACAGAGGAAAGCGAACGACAAACAACCCCTTTTCTCTTTGGCTCTCGTCTAAAATTTAACCATTAGAAAATGAAAGATATAACTGTAACAACTGAGTATGATTTGGAGGTCGTAGGAGGCGACTTTGTCGCTAATGAAAGT